CCCCGCCGCAGCGGTATGGCCGATGCCGAAGGTCCAGACGTTTTTGACATCGAGATAGGGTCCGGGCACGAGTCCTTCGTGCCGGACAAGGGCCATCAGGCCCCGGTCTGTCATGTGCATGGGATCACCCGAAGATGGAGGAAAGGATCAGGATCAGGGCGGCGACCAGAAGGCCGATGCGCAGGCGGTGGCTGAAGGCTTGTGCCGGATCGGCGGCATCGCATCGGATGGCGCGTGCAAGGCGGAGTAGTTCATGCATCGCTGTCGCCCCCCTTGCCGCTGCGCAGCCGGGCGAGGATGACTTCGATGAAGGCGGGGCCGAAGACGCCGACCAGATAGGCGGCCGAGCCCGCCGCCCCCCCGGCCGGGATCGCCTGCGACGGCAGGCTGAGCCAGGCCGTGATGATCGCCATGGACAGACTGCCCATCCCTGCCGCGATCAGACCGCCGAGCAGGATGTGGCGCAGGGCATCGCGGAGCCGCATTCGGGTGGTCAGCGCGTTGGTCGCCCCGCCAAGCGCACCCCAGGCCGCCAGGATGACGGTGGTAGAGGTCGCCAGATCGCGCAGCACCGCGGCGACAAAGCCGGTTTCTTCGTTCATCGCCGGATCTCCAGCAGCGGAATGGATGTGATCGACCCGAGACGCTCGAGGTCGAGGGTGACGTCGAGCATGTCGGTGTCGAAACGGACGGGGACGTCGAATTCGAAGCCCGCCGTGATTGCGACGCCCGCGCCGGGGGCGGTGGTGAAGGTGACGCTGCCGGTCGTAGAATCGACGCTCCAGCCCAACATCTGCTCGACGCCGTTCAGGGCAACGCGGACAGTCCCCGCCACCGCCTTGGCGATGGCACGGGTCCAGCTCTGCGCGCCGGAAGTGTAGCGCTTCAACAGGGCGAAGGTGGTGACCGCGCCATTGCCGGTGCCAATGGGCTGGTCGGTCGGGGCCACCGCCTGCGACGGCAGGCAGGACTTGTAATCCGCCCAGTCCTTGTAGCGAAAGCCGTGCAGGCGGCCGTTGCGGGCTTCAAAAAAGGCGACGACCGCCGCCAGATCGTCAGCGCGGCGGATGCCGTAGGCGACATCATAGCGGCGTCGGCTGTTGGCCCAGCTGGCGTTGCGCTCTTCGTCGCCAGAGGCCAGTTCGACCACTTGCGTGCGCCGTTCCGGCCCGCCGCGCGCCCCGCGGCTGATGTTGTCGGGGAACCTGACCTCGTGAAACGCCATCACATGCCCCTCCGACCCAGCGACACGGCGCGGGCGATGTCGCTCGCCACCTGCGTGCGCGATTGCCGGAAGCTTTCGGCGTCGCGCGCCATGATGGTGACGGTGACCGCAGGCGCGCTGGACTGGCCTTGGCCGTAGCCCGCTGCCTCGCGGCGTGAGAGGACACGCTCGCCGCGTTGCAGGATCGCCGGAACCTCGTCGGGCTTGATCCCGGCCCAGCCACCTGCATGCATGCGTGGGGCATTCGCGAAGGCCAGAGCCGGAACCATGCGGCCCGGGCCCGGCGATCCGACCATGCCACCGGTGTGCAGGATATTGGCGAATATCCCGCCCGCACCGCCAAGTGCGCCCGACAGCGCATTGGCAATCGGCCCGAGGATGAACGTCCGCGCTGCCAGCTTGGCCAGATCGGCGATCATCGACGTCACCAGATCGCGGAAGTCGAGCTTGCCGGTCTTGACGAACTCGCCCACCGCATTCTCGGCCGAGGTGAAGGCCCCGACCAGCGCGCTTCCAATATCGCCGCCGATGTTGCGCGCCTTGATAGCGTAGTCGGACGGCGCAGCCGTCACTGCGCCCCAGCCGGTCGCGGCCAGGTCGGCCCCTGCGGCAGCTTCCGCCCCAGCGTCCCGAGCGGCGGCCCCGGCTCCGGCAGCGGCGGCCGTGGTATCGTCCAGTTCGGTGTTCAGCGCATCGGCCGAACTGGCGGCTTCTGCCAACGCCGTTTCGGCATCAGATCCGGTGCCGGTCACCGCGTCGCGCAGCGCCTGCCAACTGGCCAGCGGACGGCCTGCGGCATCAGCCAGCATGCCTGCCGCCTCGCGATAGCCGTCAGCGCGGGCGCGGGCGTCGTCGGCCATTGCGCCAAGCCCGAGGTCGGGTGGCTCGAGGTAGGTCCGCGACAACGCGGCTGAAAAGGCATCTGCTGCGGCCGCTCCGGCTGCGGTTGCAGCACCCTCGAACGGGTTGCCGATCCTCGCCAGTTCCACTGGGTCGAGCGTACCGATCCGCACCCCACCTTCGCCCACCGCCCAGTCCGGCAGCAGCTCCAAGGCCGCGTTCAGCCCGTTGATGAAATTGTTGATGCGCGTGACGACGCCATTCAGCATCGCCTCGACGCCAGAGATCAGCCCGTTCGCTGCCTGGAATGCAAAGTCGCCGATGGCGCCGGGCAGACTGCCCCAGATCGCCACCGCAGCGTCATAGGCTCCCTGGAAGATCGCCGCCGTCCGGTCGCCGAAGCTGACGACGCCCGCGATGGTGCCTTCAAGGGCCGAGAGTCCGGCCGCCTTCACGCTCTCCCAACCAGCGGCCATGTTGGCGAATGCGGCGTCGAGCGACAGACCAATGCGCGACCAGACTTCCTGCGCGAGATCGCCCAACAGGCGAAAGGCTTCGCCCACGCCGCCGACACGTGCCACAAGCTGCGAGAACTGATAAACCAGTTCCCCCGCGCCAACGATCAGCGCGCCGATGCCGGTGCGGATCAGCGCGCCCCGCAGGAACACGAGTGCGGTGGCGAGGCCGCGCACCGACAGGGCAGCGACGGCCAGCCCGGCCACCCAGCGACCCGCCATGAAGGCGGCGAAGGTCGCAACATAAGTGCCGAGCCGCGCGAGGTTGTCGAATACTGCGGTGATTGCGCCGCCGATGGGCCCGGTGCTGCGCGCCATGTCGGCCAGCGCGTTTGCTACGGTCTCCAGCGCCGGGGCGACAGCAGCGGTCAGTCGGTTGGTGAGGCCGAGCCAGATCAGGCTCAGCTTGGCGATGGCATCGCCGGTGCGTTCGATCTGCGCCGCGGCGGCCGCACTCACCGCCACCCCGAAATCCTGCACATCCTGCGCCGCTTCCCGCAGGGTGGCGGAATCGATGCGAAGGAACGCCAGTGCGGCCCGGTCACCGAAGAGGTCGGAGGCCACGGCGGCGCGTTCGGCCTCGGGCACATAGCGGGCCAAGGCGTCCTGAATGGCGACGATGCGTTGATCAAGTGGCAGCGCCTGCAGTTCGGCGGCGGTAAGGTTCAGCCGCTGCAGCGCCCCCACCGCCGATCCCGATCCGGCTGCCGCTTCCGACAACCGCGTCGTCAGCTTCTTTGTGGCCTGTTCGATCTCGCCCATCGACACGCCCGCCAGTTCTCCGGCCCATGTCAGGGTCTGGACGCTTTCGACCGTGGTCTGCATCGACTGTGCGAGCTTGGCCTGTGCATCGACGTTGGCGAGACCAGAGCGGATCATCGCGACACCTGCGGCAGCGGCAGCAACGGTCACGGCGGCAAGCGCAATTCCGGCTTTGCGGGCAAAGCTGCCCAGCCGGGCATTGGCGAGTTCCATTTCGGAGGACAGACGGCCAAAACCGCGCGCGCCGGCGTCGCCGATGCCTTCGAGCTCCGCGCGCACCTGACGGCCGCCCTCAGCCACCAGCCGGACACTGACCCTTTTCTCAGCCATGGCCATCTCCGATCTGTTCGTTCAGCTTGCGCACCATGACCGCGCCGCGCCCATGTCCCAGCCGAGCACCGCGCCAGGGATCACCCGCAGTTGACCCCCAAGGCGGCCGACCAGATCCCAGACCTGCCAGCCATCTTCCGTCTTTGGCCGGTTCAGTCTTGCTGGGCAGTCGAGGCAGATGCCCCCGCAGCCCTCGCAGGGTGTACAGGCCGCGCAGTAGCGGTCGCCCCCACCGAAGGACCATTCGGCAAGGGCGCGGAGACGTTTTTTTCCGCGTCCAGGATCAGGCCCTTGGCGACATATTGGGTCTGGAAGGCTTCGAAGACCGGCCAGATTTCCAGCAGTGCGTC